TGAAGGAAAAACTTTTCAAAATACGAATTTGGCTGTTAGTTGTCAGGGCGATGATATTCTTTTTACTATTTCTGACTTGGCCATTAAATTTTTTACACCTAATATTATTCAATATGTCTATTTACAATTTGGAATGATCTTTGAATTGGAAGATGTTGTACCTAGACATGCTAAAGATGTATTATTTTTATCTAATAGGAGTGAAAATTATGATGGAATTTGGCTTCCTTCTCCTAATTATGATAAAATTATGGGCTGTCTTTTTGAGGGCTCCACTCGTGTACCGGCTATTATTAAGGGTCGTATGTATGAAATTGATCCTAGATGGCAAATGTTACGCCTTTATGCTTTACGGTTGGACTCTTGGGGTAATAAAAAATGTAGAGATGATCTTGAAAAGATAAGGAAGAAAATGATTCAAACCTATCATGAAATCTTTACTACAACAGCTGATGATATTGAAATTAATGCTGGTGTTACCTGGGGTGCTATCAAGGCAGTTTTTAAATCGGATAAAGACATGTGGTATTTATATACCAACTTAGAGTCGGGTTGTGCATGTAATTTTGAATTCCCTTTTAAAAAAGAAATCTCTGAGTTTATGTACTGTTATTCGTGTGGTCAAGAATTATCCGATAGCCACAATTATTGTTCAATTTGTGGTTCAGAAAGAGTTAAAATTTCTATTAAAAAGGAACCTATACCTTCAGTTCCTCTATACCCAGCTGAGTCGTCTTTGGACGAATTTAAGTGCCTGAGTATTTCTCCTCTTGAAGGAAAATTGCGTGAGCAAAAATATTTTTGTGTTGATTGTGCGGTTGAAATTTGCGGAGACGATAATTATAACCGTCATCTTGTTGGTGCACAGCATTCTCGTCGTGCACAACGTCGCACGGTTGCTCAATTGGGTCGCTCTTCAAATCACAAAGGTGATCATCCTGGTATTTGGACAAATTTTAAAGAAAAGTTGAATGGAACAGCCGAAAAAGCACAATTCAGAT